GAGATTGACCAAGCTATTCGCCAAGGTGTAATGGCGCACCAAAAGATTGCGGGAACTGGTGGTGGTGATCTCGATCGGGATTTGCTCGAGTTGCTCGAACCAAAGGTCGACTGGCGTGAGATGTTGCGTGAGTTTGTGAAGTCAACATGCCATGCAAAAGATACGTCATCGTGGCGTAGGGTTAACCGCAGATTCTTGTCTATGGGTACTTACATGCCTAGCTTGATCGGTGAGAAGGTTGGTCACATGGTTATCGCTGTGGATACTTCAGGTTCGGTTGGGCAAGAAGAGTTGTCGGGCTTCCTAACAGAAGTTAAGGGTATCGCAGAAGAAGTTAAGCCTAGCCAAGTGGACTTGATCTATTGGGATAGCCGAGTAGCCGCACACGAGGAGTACACGGAGAGCATGGTGGGCGACATTATCAACTCTACTAAACCTAGAGGCGGTGGTGGTACGTCACCCTCATGTGTATCTGAGTATCTGAAAGAAAAGCGCATCGTGCCCGAGTGCGTCATCATGCTCACCGATGGGTATGTTGGTAGCGATTGGGGTAGCGATTGGACTGCGCCCGTACTGTGGGCGATCGTAGGAGGAAACGATTGTGTTGCAGACAACGGCAAAACGATTCTTGTCAAGGATTAAATGTTGGTGGTTCATAACAAATGTTAGGAGGTATCAGATGGTAGTAGTCGATATAGGTTATCGCAAGCTCGTGATGACCAAAGAGAAAGCAATGATGTTGGTCGAGTGCCTTGAGGGTGCTGACGTATATGAAGAGAAGTGGTGGAGTGATGACGTGCGCAAAGAGAAAGGAATGGACAGCACCTACACCTACCACGTGTACCCAAACGAAGCTCACTTTGGGATGAGGATTGTGAGCGACACACATTATCAAATGGCTAGATTAGCCGGTAAACCACAGGAGAAATGAAATGAGTATCAGTGCATCAGCAGTATTAGTAGAGTTGAACATCAGCGTTTGGCCTGCCGCCAAGATCGATCGTGAGATCACGAGCCAAGTCAATGCAAGTGCGTCAGCGCACAAAGACGCATCGCAGACCAAGAAGAATCTGTTTGCGGGTACAAGCCTACGAGCAGACATTGAGAAGTTCGCCGCAAGGGTTCGTCTCTACAACAACCAACACACCTTACCTTGGGCAGACAAAGGTGAGCGCATGTTGCCGACCAAGTTGTTCATGGACTACAAGCAGACCATGAATGGATACGAGCGTACGTTCAACATGTTGTGCGATAACTTCTTTGATGAGTACGAGACATTGGTGGAGGAAGCCAAGGTCAATCTAGGTTCTATGTACAAGGCAGAGGACTACCCCGACCTAACAGAAGTTAGGAAGAAGTTCAGCTTTAGACGTAGCGTGAAGCCATTGCCCGAGGCTGGTGACTTTCGCCTAGACATTCCCGCGCATGACTTGCAGGAGATGCGAGCCGCGTATGAATCACAGTATTCGGAGAAGCTGGCCGAAGCGATGCGCACACCATGGGAGCGCCTGCACGAAGTTCTCTTGGGTATGTCCAAGAAGTTGGAAGACACAGGTGACGGAAAGAAGCGTTACCACGACTCATTGATTACCAACCCATTGGAGTTGTGTGAGTTGCTGACGAAGCTTAACGTGACCAACGACCCCAAGTTAGAGGATGCACGTAGGCAAGTAGAGCTAGCCATGCTCGGAGCTGACATTGAAGAAGTCAAAGAGGATGCGTTGGTGCGTGAGAATTTGAAGTCCAAGGTGGATGCTATTCTTGGTAAGTTCGAGTGGTAATAACATTTGTTAGGAGTAACTGAATATGACTATGAATACATTGAGCCTGAGCAACGTGGTGATGGGCGAAGACCTGAAGAAGTCTTTTGATAAGGAAGGGCTGAGGATGAAGGGCGTGTATGGGATGCTCGACCCTGTGGTTAGCCGACTGGCTTCATTGAATCCATTGTGGACTTTTGTTATTGTTAGTAGTGCGCACGACAGTGGATACGATCGAGTGGCGTCGGGGTTTACAGTCAAGCTAGATGGTGAGGAGCTAGGGCAGATTGGCTTGTCGTACATGGGTAGCAAGGGTAGGGTGATTACTATCTCCAACGATCGTATTGGTAAAGGTCGAACACGTAGCGACTCTTATCGTACTACTGACGCAGACAAAGCCGTACTCACGGCAAAGAAGATGTTCGGCAAGATGAACCCGACCGAGCGTATACAGAAGGCTAAGGATGCGGCAGAACGTGTAGTGACTCGGGCGAGCTGGAACAAAGAGCGTGAGCGTGGCAACCTTAAAGGTACGGTGCAAGGCGCAATACTGAAGTGGGCTGAGACCAATGGCTATGAAATGTTCTTGGAGTTCATCGAGAAGGAAGCAGTACTGTCTACTAAGAAAAGTGTTACCCAGAGCTTACAAAAGTTAGAGGTACTCGACACCGAGATGAAGACTATCGAGCGAGTGCAAGAAGAGTTCGGTAGGAATCAGACTGCGCTAGTAGTCAAAGACTCGGGTAAATATCTAGTCAAAATAGGTGACAAGGTAGACCTATACGATGATAATACGCTCCCTCAAGATATGCGTATGAAGGTAGGCATGCTCAAGCTTGTGGAAGATGAGCAGTATCTCACCGATGTGGGTTGCAAGGTAACGAGTGAAATCTTTGTGTTGTTGGTTGACGAAACCTAACAAATGTTAGAGAAGGAGAATGAAATGAAAGAGTTGAAATACAGTTCGAAAGCCATCCCCCTACGGGGGTGTAACGACCCCAAGTTCAAATGGGTGAGTGCCGCACAGACAGACATACGTAGGACATTTCGTAAGGCACGCTTGCTTATACGCATCACCAAGGGAGCAGCGTATGAAAGCCGTACTTGAGTTCACGTACCCACAAGACGAAGCCAAGCTCAAGCATGCGCTAAAAGGCGAGGAGTATTACCTAGCGTTAGTTGAGGTAGAAAGAATATTCCATGAGACAGAGGCTACTCGAGAGAGTAACCAAAGGATTGCGGACTTACTAGCAAAGGCGATATACGAATGAATGGATTTGTAAACCGACAACTTCAACTTGGAAGTAAGCAACCCATACACAAGTACAAGTTGTGCAACAAATGCGAAACGATGAGACCCCCCGAGGGGGGCATCGAGTTGTCACCGACTCGGTGGTCGTGTTCGACATGTTGGGCTAACAAAGTAACTTCAAGGAATCTACTAAATGCCAAGACCAAAACCGCCCGAGCCCCTAAAGCACAGGTACATGCGAATGACTGACAAGCAATGGTTGGTGTTCAAACACCTCGGTGGTGCTGAGTGGCTACGTGCCGAGCTAGAGAAGAGAGACCCATTTCCTAAAAAATATTATGAAAGGATGTTGAATGACAACAGGAATTGAATTTTTAAAACCCGAACAAAAACGCAGGGGGCGAGGTGTTGGTAAGAAGCCCGCCCTATTCTGCACGAGCTTGCGTCTACCAAAGGATGTGATGGATTACTTCAACACACACCATGCGTATACAAAGCAAGCCAAGATGCGAGAGATTCTTACCGAGTACGTTAACAACCAAACCAAGGAAACACCATGATTGAATTAGCAACAACCCCAGCTGTAACTACAACTGAGAAAACAAAAACCAAAGCCGAGCAAATACGTGCGTACGTAGCCAAGAACCCAAAGGCTAAGCCGCCAGAGATTGCCAAAGCCATAGGCACAGGGCTTCAGTATGTGTACACAGTTATGTGGAACAACAAGAAGAAAGCCAAAGCACAACGAGCCAAGGCTAAGGCGATTAAAGCGCAACAACAAGTTGTGAAAGGTGCAGAAGCAGTATGGAAGCACATCAGTACGACTTCATCAAACAAACAGATCGAGATGTTTGAACCAAAAGCTGATCCGGTGAATCACCCTGCTCATTACAAAGTAGGTGGTATCGAGACGATCGACTTCATCGAAGCGAAGAAGCTTGGGTACAACCTCGGCAACGTGGTGAAGTATCTGACACGTGCCGACCACAAAGGCAACAAGTTGCAAGACTTGCGCAAAGCCCAATGGTATCTTGAGCGTGAAATCTTCAATGTTGAGAACAACAAGAAAACAGCCTGACACCTAACATTTGTTAGGGTAACCACTAGCCACCTTCGGGTGGCTTTTTTACGTCTGTACTATTGACTTTGTCAAATGCTATGCTATCATTAGGGCTTGAAAACTTTTGGAGCATCAGATGAGCGAACGTATGGACAACGCACTTGCCCTTGCTGACAAGTGTTGGTCGAAAGCAAGCAAAACAAACCCCGAGTTTGTTGAACGCTACCTAGAGCTAGCAGAACAGTTGCTAGTTTCAAAGCCCGTTGTTCTCGGCGATGAGTTCCGAGAGCATTGCGGCAAGAACCTTTTATTCCGCCCCGCAGAACTGCACCCTAACGTATGGGTATCAGGTGTACGCACTCTGAGTACGCTCGGATGGATTGCCCACAATGGTTATACGACACCGACCAAGTCGCACAACCACATGCCTTCGGTCTCAGTATGGAAGAGCATGATCTATGGCAACGACACCTGAAGCCAAGGTCAAGGCAAAGATCAAGGCTATCCTCAAAGCCCACAACGTCTACTACGCTATGCCGATTGGTACTGGCTACGGCAATAGCGGTGTGCCTGACTTCCTGTGTTGCGTCAACGGCAAGTTCCTAGCGATCGAAGCCAAGGCGGGTAAGGGTCAGGCAACTGCCCTACAACTAAAGAATCTGCAAGCGATTAATACGGCTGGCGGGTATACGTGCATCATCAACGAGACCAACCTCGATCACCTAACAAATGTTATAGCGGAGTGTACAAAATGAGCGAAATGTGTAGCGGAGTGCGTACCTTGGTAGCACGTATGGAATCAAACCCAGAAGAGTTCTTTGGGGAAGCAACCAAATGGCGGTTCATGTTTGCCGCAAACTTTCGTGAGGTGCTGACCGAGCCCGAGAAGGGCGCATTGCATGAGGCACTCAAAGAAGTGAGACGCAAAGAGTTCGACACCTTGGTGGTGAAAGAGCTACTTAAAGAAGAGATGGAAGGTAGCTTGAGTGGTCGATTGCAGAGCACGTATCAGATAAGCACTACACCTAACACCCTTACCCTTGCGAACGCAACAACAACAACATCAACATCAACATCAACATCACCAACATCAACGGGATGGTTCAAATGATCGAGAAACTTTTACTCAAGCGTTGCTCTACTGAAGTACAACTAATGCTCACACGCATGAAGGAACGCCCCGAGGACTTTGACTATGGCACAGGTTGGAAGAAGCTTGTTGAGATTGCCGACAACCAAAATAGCCCATACACAAACGCAGAGCGCAAGTTGATACGCAAGTACTGGAAAGAATGTCAGGTGAATCGAGATCGTAAAAAGTTGCTCGCCCAGATCATGCAACAGACAATCAATCCAACTACTCGAGAAGACATAGAGGATGGGGTAATTAGCAAGCGGTACTCTCAAGCACTAACCCAATCACTACTGAACAGTCAGCAAGCGTTACAAGGCGGAATACTCGCACAGTACGGAAGCCCATTACAAGGTGCAATCGGAAGCCCATTACAAGGTGCAATCGGAAGGCAACCATGAACATATTAACGATTGACTTTGAAACTTATTATTCCCGTGAGTTCTCCCTAACAAAAGTTACCACGGAGGAATACGTTCGTAGCCCTGAGTTTCAGACTATTGGCGTAGCCGTACAGGTCAACGATGGTGAGCCCGAGTGGTTTAGTGGCGATGGTGAATCCATGCACCAGTTCCTTACCCGATACGATTGGGCGAATTCTTTGGCGTTAGCGCACAACGCCCCGTTCGACGGTGCAATTTTGAAGTGGGTCTACGGACTCAGCCCCAAGGGTTGGCTTGATACTTTGTCTATGGGCAGAGCCTTGCATGGTACGCAAGTAGGCGGTAGCTTGAAGGTGCTGGCGAATCACTACGATCTTGGCGAGAAAGGCACGGAGGTAGAAAATGCGTTAGGTCTGCGGCGTCAGGACTTCAGCCCTGAACAGTTAGCCCGCTATGGTGAGTACTGCAAGAACGACGTTTCCCTTACGTATGCGCTGTTCAATGCAATGGCTGATGACTTCCCACCGACTGAGTTGCGACTCATTGATCTGACTGTGCGCATGTTCACCGAGCCTGTGTTGCGCTTAGACCAAGTACTTCTTAAAACCCACTTGTTGACCGAAAGAATACGCAAGGAAGAACTACTCAAGAACTTTGCCAAAGACGACTTGATGAGCAACAATAAGTTTGCGGAGATATTGATTGCGTTCGGTGTCAATCCGCCGATGAAGACTAGCCCGACTACCGGCAAAAAAACGCTTGCTTTTTCTAAGACAGACGAAGAGTTCAAAGCATTGCTTGAGCATGAGAACCCACGAGTGCAAGCCTTGGTCGGCGCACGACTCGGCACTAAGTCTACGATCGAAGAGACAAGAACAGCTAGGTTCATTGGGATTGCTGAACGCGGCGCATTGCCTGTACCCCTACGCTACTATGCCGCGCACACCGGACGATGGGGCGGGGACGACAAGCTCAACCTACAAAACCTACAACGCAACTCACCCCTGAAGAAGTGCATACTTGCCCCAGACGGGTACACGATGATCGATTCTGATTCATCACAAATTGAAGCACGTACGCTAGCTTGGTTAGCAGAACAAAACGACTTAGTGGAGGCATTTGATCGTGGCGAGGATGTATACAAAATCATGGCTTCGGCTATCTACGGTAAAGATGTATCTGAAATTACAAAGGATGAAAGGTTCGTCGGAAAGACAACTATCCTCGGCTGTGGCTACGGGATGGGTGCGTCCAAATTCCAACTTCAGCTTAAAAATTTCGGGGTACAGATTGAGATCGAGGAGGCGAAAAGGATTATCGACACGTACCGCGCAACGTACCCGAAAATTACTGAACTGTGGAAATCTGCTGCGACATCGCTCAAAGCGATACTTCAGAATCAGCAAACAACCCTTGGACGCAACGATGTCTTAAAGATACAAGGCAACAGTGGTGTTTTACTTCCCAATGGTTTGTACCTACGCTATCCCAACCTACGCCTAGTAGAGAACGAGGAAGGAAAGACTGAGCTGGTGTACGACACCAAGAAGGGCAAGGCAGTTATACCGACTCGTATCTATGGTGGTAAGGTGATTGAGAACATGTGTCAGGCTTTGGCTCGCATCATCATTGGCGACCAGATGCTCATGGTTGCGAAGAAGTACCGAGTTGTAATGACTGTGCATGATGCCATCGCCTGTGTTGTGCCGACTGAGCAAGTTGAATCGGCTACCGAGTACGTTGAGATGTGCATGCGCACACGACCAGATTGGGGCATGGAGTTACCACTTAATTGCGAAGCAGGAGCAGGAGCAAGTTATGGAGAATGTTAAAAAAGAGTTTTCAAGGGCGCGACTTAGTACTGTCGTTTCGTTTGCTGTGTTGGCGGGGTTACTTCCACACGACCAAGAAGATAAGCCGATTGATGAAATTGAGATTCGCGGTGACTTTGCCAGCTTGATGCAGTTTGTAGAACTAATATATCAAGACATAAAGGCTGACGAAGACTTTGAAGAGTTGATGAAGAAAGGAATAGACGACCTATGACATGGCCCTTCCCACCATTCCCCAACCCCAAGGACAAGAACGACAAGCGAGAGCCGAAGTTCAACCCCGACAACTACGAGGATGCACCGAGATGAACGAACCAGCATTTCCAGCTATGCACTTTGATTTAGCGGAAAACGAACACGGAATGACCTTGCGTGACTACTTTGCGGCTAAGGCTATGCAAGCAATTGTTAGCAAGGAAGTAAGCCACGTATCGTGGGTTGATGAATACGCAAAGAACGCATACAAGATGGCAGACGCAATGCTGAAAGCGAGGGAAGCATGACACAAGATGAAATCATTGAGATGGCAATTAAATCTCATTTGGTCATGGCTGATTACGATCACCCGACATTACTAGATTTTGCCAAGCTAGTAGCACAGCATGAGCGTGATCGTATCAAGCAAGCCAATGCACCAGAAATTGAGCGTGTCAATACCCACATTAAAGAACTGCAAGGGCAGATCGAAACTTTGCACGCTATGTACGAATTGGCAAGCAAGCAACGCGACTACCTGATGGAGCAACAAAATGCGCAAGTAGCCACAATGAAAGGGGCAATGCAATGATACATACTGACGAAGACGATGAGTTCGAGCGCATTGCGCATGAAGCTGAGATGAAGAAGGGGCAACCTTACCACTACGACGTTTTTGTGTCGCCGTCACAACGCAATACAGTCTTGGAAGAGGTAGCGAAGGAGTTTGATAAGATGAAACCGTTTGGCGATACTGCCGCAAGCTTCGCACGATTCGTAAGGGGTATGAAAAAATGAGCCAAATCAAAGCAATCGAAACCACGTACAAGGGCTATCGCTTTCGCTCAAGGTTAGAAGCACGATGGGCTGTGTTCTTTGACACCATGCGCATACCTTGGAAGTATGAAGACCAAGGCTACGAAAGGGAAATTGAGTACGACGGGGAGATTAAAACCTACCGCTATCTACCCGACTTCTTTTTGCCAGACCCTTGGGGTGATGGAGGTATTTTTGTAGAAGTTAAAGGCGACAAGTACGCCCTACAGAAAAATTGGTGGTACAACGCACAGATGCACGATTGGGGCGGCGTACTACCTAACTTTGAAGACTCTATTGGTAAGCGCAGAGGACTTCTTTTGTTGTCAGACATTCCCGAAGCGTCTACCCACAAGATTTATTTCCACCCAGTACTTCAGCACAACCAAGGCATATTTAAAAGTTATGCGTTTTTTAATGGCACGGGGTTGTCTGTGGTTGAAAATTCGCCGTTAGCAGAGCTATTGAATATTGCCCCTGAGTATGGTTTGGAAGTAAGCGAAGACGGTTGGGTAATTGATACCAAGCAAGTACCCACAGACAGATACTACGACCATGTGGTAAAAGCTTATGCCGCCGCACGAAGTGCCCGATTTGAACATGGAGAAAAAGGATGAGTATCGTTTGGTCATTCAGTAGCCTGAAAACATTTCAACAGTGCCCTAAGAAGTACTACCACACCAAGATAGCAAAGGACGTTGTTGAACCTGACACACAGGCCACACTGTATGGAAAGACAGCTCACACTGTGGCGGAAGAATACATTCGTGACGGAACGCCGATCCCAGAACAGTTTGCTTATATGCAAGCAACACTAGACGTTTTAAAAGAAATCCCGGGAGAGAAGTTATGCGAAGTCAAACTTGGGTTGACGAAGAACTTAGAGTCGTGCGAATTCGATGCTCCGCATGTGTGGTGGCATGGGGTAGCGGATTTGGTGATTATCAATCCGACTACGAAAACGGCACACTCCATAGACTACAAGACAAGCAAGAGTGCGAGATATGCGGACGTGAAGCAACTCGATCTTGTCGCTTGTGGATTATTCGCCAAGTATCCGGAAATCCAGAAGGTGAAGTCGGCCCTCTTGTTTGTAGTCAGCAAGGAGTTCGTGAGAGCTACCCACCACCAAGAGATGATGCAAAAGTACATCGAAAAACCCGCACAAGACGTCGCAAGAATTGAAGCGGCGCTAGAGAACGGGGTGTGGAACCCCATCCAAGGACCACTGTGCAAGTTTTGCTCAGTGAAAGAGTGTGAATACAACAGGAACTAACCCATGACACAACAAATGCCCAATGAAGAGATCGACACCGCCATCATTCTTGAGGGTGAAATCAAACGCCGAGTAGCACAAGTGGTTGAAAAGGTCGTAGTCAACATGGTCGGTAAGATCATCCACGAAGAGCTGAACAAGTACAAAGCCGAGATGCTCATGGAAGTCAGCATTAATGTTGGAAAAATGTTAAGAGTAGTAGAAAATGAGGGGCGTAAGCCACTTTGGGAATCGACCCCCGAGGAGTTTGGCTTGACACGCGACGAACTTAACCGATCTCACATGGAGAAGGATACTGACTATGCCATACGTTAACAAACCCCGACCCTACAAAAAAGAATACCAACAACAGCTATCAAGAGGAGAAGCCGATGAACGGCTCGAACGACAACGTGCACGAGAAACAATTGACAAGAAGAGCGCCGACCGAAACAAAGATGGACGTGCTGACGTACGCGAAGGCAAAGACGTTGCGCATATCAGAGCTCTATCTAAAGGCGGCACTAACAAAGACGGAGTCAAACTCCAGTCGCCTTCAGCCAATCGCTCATTCAAACGTGCCTCTAACCACAAAGTAGTATCAGAAGTAAGCGCCAAGGAACGTAAGAAAAAATGAACCTATCAGAGTATACGTGGCCCCGCCCACCGGGGTTCACACCGTTCGAGCATCAGAAGACAACAGCAGAATTCCTTACAACAAACCGCAAGGCGTTCTGCTTCAACGAGCAAGGTACAGGTAAGACAGCATCAGTTATTTGGGCTGTCGACTACCTCATGACCATAGGATTAGTGAAGCGTGTATTAGTGATCTGCCCTTTGTCGATCATGAAGTCGGCATGGCAAAACGATTTGTTTAAGTTTGCAATCCACCGGACCGTGTCAGTTGCTTATGGTGCCGCACGTAAGCGTAAAGAAATTGTGAATATGGGTGCCGAGTTCGTCATCATCAACTTCGATGGCGTCGGCATTGTGAAGAAAGAAATCATGGCGGGTGGCTTTGACCTCATCGTAGTAGACGAGGCGTCAGCCTATAAGAATGCGCAGACCGAGCGTTGGAAAGACCTGCGCGATTTAACTAAGACCATCAAGGGTCTGTGGATGTTGACCGGTACGCCTGCCGCGCAATCGCCTGTGGATGCTTACGGATTGGCAAAGCTTGTGAACCCCAAGGGCGTGTCGCCTTTCTTTGGTCAGTTCCGAGACACAGTGATGATGAAGCTCACTATGTACAAGTGGATACCCAAGCCAACGTCACAACTCATCGTGCACAAAGCACTGCAACCTGCCATTCGGTTTGAGAAAGCCGACTGCCTCGACTTGCCGCCTGTTACGTTTGTTGAGCGAGATGCACCATTGACACCGCAGCAGTTAAAGTTCTACAACATACTAAAGAAGCAGATGCTGATTGAGGCCGCTGGTGAAGAGGTGTCAGCAGTCAACGCCGCCGTACAAATTAACAAACTTCTGCAAATAGCTGGAGGTGCGGTGTATACGGATACAAACGAAGTGGTTGAGTTTGATGTGAGCAGTCGTTTAAACGTAGTGCAGGAAGTCATTGAAGAGTCGAGCCACAAGGTGCTTGTGTTTGTTCCGTTCACGCACACCATTGAGCTACTTGAGAAGCACTTGGTAAAGAACAACATTACATGCGAAGTAATTAACGGCTCGGTCCCAGTAAACAAACGCTCTGACATTGTCAAGCAGTTTCAAGAACAACCAGAACCAAAAGTTTTAATCATCCAACCGAAAGCGGCATCCCACGGGTTAACTCTAACTGCCGCCAACACAATCATTTGGTATGCTCCATGCACAAGTGTTGAAACGTACTTGCAAGCCAATGCACGTATCGACCGCCCCGGACAAGTCAACAACATGACCGTTGTGCACATCAAGGGAAGCCCCATCGAGGCCAAGATGTACACGATGCTTCAGAGCAACATTGACAACCATCAAAAAGTGATTGATCTGTACAAACAAGAAATTTCTTCAGATGAGTGTTGACATTGTCAAAAGTTAGAGTATAATTAGAATTGTGTGGTGTTAGTGGCTGACGGGTTAGCGCCGTTAGACTCTCCTTTTATTGCGGACGAAAACGCTAAAAACACACTGCTTTATGTGAACCGCTAGCACCACACACCTTATTAGGAGAATCAGATGGAAGATACACAAGACAGAATCACCCCTATGGACTTAGCCAAGCTAACGTCCATCTACATCAAGATCAGAGACAAACGCGCCGACAACAAGCGCATGTTTGAAGCTGAAGACAACGATCTCAAAGAGCAGTTGGAAGTGTTAGAAGCACAGATGCTCGATATATGCAAAGAGATGAATGCCGACAGCATTCGCACCCCACACGGCACGATCATTCGCTCAGTAAAGTCACGGTACTGGACGAACGATTGGGATTCAATGTACGACTTCATAGAGGAGCACGGTGCATTTGGCCTGTTAGAGAAGAGACTTCACCAAACAAACATGAAGGACTTCCTCTCTGAGAATCCCACAGTTCTACCACTTGGCCTCAATGTGGAGAATGCTTACTCCGTGGTTGTTAGACGTTCTAAGGAAAAATGAAATGACTGATATTACTATTCTGAATCAAGACCTCCCCGACTTTCTGCAAACCGCAGGTGTTAGCGAGCTTACAAAACAACTCGCCGGTAAGTCTGGCGTTAAACGCATCGTGCCTAAAAACGGAATCTTCCGTAAGACAGTCGGCGGTGAAGAGATGGGCAAGGTCAAGGGTAACTTGAACGCGATCATCGTTAACGCTTCCCCTGCTGTGGGTCGTATCTTCTATGCAAAAGCATGGAGCCCTGATGCCGAGCCGACTGCGCCCGACTGCTTCTCTAATGATGGTCGTGTGCCTGATGAGGGTTCGTCAAACAAGCAATCTGAGCGTTGCGACAACTGCACCCAGAACACCAAGGGTTCAGGTATGGGCAACTCCAAAGCTTGCCGCTACTCACGTCGTATTGCGCTCGTGTTGGAAGAAGACTTTGGCACATCGTTGGAAGGTGAAGTCTACCAAATGAACTTGGCATCTAAGTCATTGTTCGGTGACGGTGCTGGTGACAACACTCACACGTTTGAAAACTATTCTAAGTACCTAGCCAACAACGGCAAGAGCTTGGACTACGTTCTTACGCAGATCAGCTTCAATGAAGAGAACGACAATCAGTCTGTGTTGTTCACACCAACACGCTTCATCAACAAAGCCGAGTATGCTGTGACTGGCGAAGTAGCCAAGAAGCCTGACGTGCTGAAGATGGTCGTTATGACACCATACCAAGCTGACATGGCAGGTAAGCCCAAGTTAGAAGCACCTGCTCCTAAAGCCGCCGCGCCAAAGGCTGAGTCTCCCATTGAGGAGCCAGTCAAGCGTGAGAAGAAAGCCGAGCCAAAGCCAACTGTCAAGAAAGACCTTGACTCTGTGGTGAAGGCTTGGAGCGACGAGGAGTAAACGCATGACCTATGGTTATAGCCAAAGCTTGGTATACGCAAACAAAAAGGCAAGTATCAAGTCTTTGGGTGTAGCCTTGGGTCGTGTATGTATCCGCGCCAACGTAAGCGTTAGCCAGATTGCAGAAGACTTCGGGGTAACTCGGATGACTATCTACAATTGGTTCAAGGGCGACCGAGAACCGCACCCGAGTTATGCGCAAGCGATCAGCGATTACATCATTCACACCAAAGCTCACCACCAAATAAAGTAAAACATGTCAACCTTCGATCTACTGGATACAGTACTGCCACCGGAAGGGCGTTACTGTGTGATGGGGATTGGTAGGTATCCTGACCAGCATTTTGTAGATACTAAAGAAGAGGTTGAAGAGTTAGCGCAGCGGTTTGTTAAACGCAGGATTGACGTATTCTATGGATGCGCCAAGTACGGCCCGTTAAACAATCGTACGCATGAGAATGCCAAATACTTCCGTGCTCTGTGGATGGACATTGACTGTGGCCCCACAAAAGGTGTACCCGACGAAAAAGGCATTATCAAAGGCTATCTCGATCAGCAAATTGGACTCG